GGATTGTTGGATGAAGTTTGTCCAATAGGTGAAGTAAAAAAACATTGGCAAGAATGTTTAGATACAGTAGAGAGATATTTGAAAAGTATAGGCGTTTGGGAAACGTTTTAAAAAAGTTGGTGATAGGTAAATGTTATTTAGAAATAATACAAAAGGGCGAATAGAAGATTTCACAGAATACAATGGAATTTTTACGTTATATGGAAACAAAAAAGCAGGGCTAGAATTGCTTAAAGATAGCTCTACTTTAAATAAAGTTGATAAGCGTATTAAGACTGCTAAAGTAGTTCAGATTGCGCCAAAGGAAAATGATTTTATTTATATTAGAAATCGTGCTGTTTCGGCAGGTAATGTAATTGAGCATAAGAATGGTAATTGCGAATTAGTTGATATTGAAACGTATTATAATGATTTTCCTAATTATGCAAAGGTTTGTAGAAACGCAAATCTTAATGGTGATTTCTTTTCTCACGAGGAATTGGAATTAAAATATAAAACATTTATTGGTAAATCGGTGTTCGTTGACCATAATGATGAAAATGTGGATGATGCTCGTGGCATCATTTTAGATGCTATTTATAATACAAATGGATATTTTGTAGAGTTGTTAGAAGCAATTGATAAAAAAGCATTTCCTCAGTTGGCAAGTGGAATTATAAAAAGATGGTTAACAGATACCTCTATGGGATGTAGATGCGGATATGCAATTTGTTCTATTTGCGGAAATGAAGCACATTCTGATGATGATATTTGCGAACATGTTCTTAATTATAAAGGGCTAACATATAACGGGTTGCCTGTATTTGAGGATAATAGGGATGTTGAGTTTTTTGAGGATAGTATTGTAACGCAAGGAGCAGACCCAGATGCAAAGATTTTAGAACGTGTAGCTAGTAAACAAAATCGTTCAGGTATTTTTGTTCCAAAATATTATACTGATAATAAAAACGTGTATGCAAATGAAAAGAATCAGCGCACAGCAGACGGAAGAATGGATTCAATGGTAGACAAATTAAAAGATTTACCGTGGAGTTGAATGAAAAGCAGACTTTATTTTTTAAGTCTGCTTTTTTTTATTTTTATCATAAAATATAAATGAATGTATATTTAGATTATAGATTATAGGCTTATAGAGGGTGAAAAATGTGAAAAGACTAATTGCTGATAATATGCAGTCAATTCAAAAATTAATATCAGGAGCATCACAAGATGGTAGAGATATTTTAAAATCATTAGAAGAATTTAAATTCAAGGTTGAACAGTGTGCAAAAATTTCAGGCAATAATCCTGAGATTGGTGATAAAATCATTCAAAATTCAGACATGCTAGATAAGTTGATGTCTGGATTATATAGTATTTGTTATGATTTGGAGAATATTGATATTGTACCTCAATATGATAATGACCAAATTAATATGAGTGACCAAGATAGTCCTGATTCAGATAATAACAATGGTTATAATTTAAACGATGATATACCTAATGATTCTGATGATTCAGAGTCAAGCGATGTTGATATAGATTTGGATGAACAGGAATCGAATAATGATTCAGAGTCAAGCCCATCATTACCTGGTAATGATAATGCGGAATCAGCTCCTTCTTCGGATTCAGAAGAAAGTGGAGAATCTACTTCTGAGCAGGAAGAGCCTGAAAATAACAATTCAGAAGAAAGCGAGTGATAGTGGTTGCTTAATTTGAAAATTGTAAAACCAGAACCAAAATTTTATAGAATATCTTTTGCGATGTTGAATAATGTTTTATTTGATAAAAAGACAGAGGAAATAAAAAAACCAGTAGAACAACAGCCAAATAAAATTGAGGTTGAAAGTAAATTTGCAACTAAATTTGATAAAATTGTTGATATGGCAATTAAGAAAAATTTAATTGATGAGTCTGACAGGGAAATGAAATTGTTAGAAGTGCAAACATTATCAGATGAAGAATTTGAAAAATATGCAAAAGAAGTTGAAGCGGAAGTTTGGATTGATGTTAATAATGCAGACCCATCATTAAGTGAGGAAGAAGAAAATTTGACCGAAGCTGAAAAGGCATTACGAAAAATAAAGAAAAGTGGCCCAGTAATTGGAGATTTTTCACAAGAAGTGCCATCGATGGCTACAAATATTTCTTCATCAGATTTTAGTGAACATCGTTCGTTAGCTGATATAAAAGCAAATAGAATTATGGAAACTCAAATGGGAAATTTAACCTCAGAATCAGTTAATGGTGATTTATCAGAAGGAATGGATGCATTAAAGGCTTCTTTGAATGCATCTTCAAAACCAAAGAAAGTTGCAAATCGTAAAAATCCAATGAGTAATTTACAAGGACTTACAAAACCTGTAGTACAACAATCAAAATCATTTGGCAAATCATTAAAAGATAAATTTAGTGATTTGGGATGGTCTATGGGAAGTAGATGAAAAAATACCCTTAATTGGGTATTTTTTGATGAAAGGTGTAGAAATTATAATGATTAAATACTTTGATAATAAATTTGAATATTTAACAATAAAAAGAAATGCGTTTAAAGAATTAGATAATGCAGTTTTAAAAGGAAGATTTATGAGTTCTGATTATAAGGATAGACTGCAAAACATTTTGTCAAATTTTACAGGAAGTAAATATTGTATATTAACAAAATCAGGAACACAGGCATTGGCAGTCGCATTAAAGTGTTTGGGTATAAAAGAAGGGGACTTAGTAGCAACAACGGCATATACTTTTATTGCTACTTTATCAGCAATACGACTTGTTGGGGCAAAACCTGTAATTATAGATATAGATAAAAATACATGGAACATTGATGTGAATAAATTAGAAGAAGAATTAAAAACCAATAAATCTATTAAGTGTATTTTGCCTGTAGATATTTTTGGGAATCCTTGTGATTATGATTCTATTTTAGATTTAGGAAAAAAATATAACATTCCTGTTTTAGAAGACGCTTGCCAATCATTTACGGCAGAATATCATGGTAAAAAGACATGTAATGTTGGTTGTGACATGTCTGCTGTTTCTTTTTATCCGACTAAACCGTTTGGTGGCTTTGGTGAAGGTGGAGCTTTATTTACAAATGATGAGGATTTATATAAAAAATCATGCTCATTATTGAATCATGGTTCAAATGGTGATAATAATTGTATTGTTGATGGAACTAATGGTGAAGTTGACTCGCTTCATGTAATAATGATGCTGGAAAGAGCACGAACTATTGATACAATTTTGAAAAAAAGAAATGAAATAGCGGATTGTTATAAACAGTTAAAAGGTGTTGCTTTTCAGGAAGTAGAATCTAATTCAATCTCTGCATGGTGTAGAATTCAGGTAGAGGGTGAAAACGAGACTATTCAATTATTGAAAAATTATTTTGAAACAGATTCATTGTATTCAAATACAATTTGGGATAATAAGTTATATTTGAATACAAGTAATAGTGTAGCTAATCGTATTGCACATCATTCAATAAGTTTACCCATATATAATAGTATGGATATAAATGCATTAAATGAAAGTATTTTAGAATATAATAAAAATTTTTAAAAAAGAGATAATATTTAATTAAATAAAAGATATTTATATTACAGAACATGAAAAAATAAAAGTTTTTTAGATAAATAATTATTGAATTGGTAAAAACGAGGTTATATTTATTTGAAAAATGTATATTTTAATAATGTAACAAGTCGAAAGATAGTGTTTAGCGGATAAAACAATTATTTATATTTCTGCATTCTCTTGAATGTGTATGTTTACTGCAATTATCACGTTTTATAGTTAAACACTTCTTATAAATTAAAAAATATTGAAAGTTTTATGGAGGTGTTTCTTTAATGGCAATGAATAATGCAGGTGGTCATTTTGTTTTTGGCCCTACGTTCAACTCTACAGATTATGTTAGAGCTGCTATTGAAGGCCCGATTAACGGTTTCTATGACGTTGATGCAACGGTTGCAGAAGCAGTAGAGGGTAAAACGGCAGGTCGCTTTGCAGCGATTAGTGCTGATGGTAAAGTTGTTTTCGCTGGTGCGAAAGGTGCTGGAGCAGTTGGTCTTATCCGTGAGGATTTGAAGGATATGATTAACGCTTCTGGTAAGGCATCTTTCTATTTCATCGGTGGTGAGTATCACGTTGCTGAAACTCGTTTGGGTGCAACGATTGATAAGTTCACAGTTGGTAAGGGAATCACGACTGATGCAAATGGTCAGATTGTTCCTGCTAATGATGGTGATAAGGAACTCGGTACTGTAGTTGCTGTTGGCGAATACAGACAGGGTAATATGAAAGAATGGGCTGGCGAAGCTGCTAACGGTGGAAAATTCCTCGGCTTCATCATGCACGTATAATTGGAGGTAAAAGAATATGACACAAGAAGAAAAAGAATATTTAATCTCCAATGCTCTTGAAACAAATGAGGGTCGTGCAGCACTTGCAAGTGCTATGGCTAACCCAATTCGTATGTCCCTTGATTATCAGGGTATTGGACGTAAGTTGCTCGTAGTTGACCCGTTGCCACAGGGTGCTCTTCCGGTTTATGACCGTGATGTTGATGCTAAGGCTTTCGTAGTTTCTAAGCGTGGACAGGCACCAGACCAGTTGGTTGAGGGTGAAAGAATCCAGGTTCCGACTTTTGAAGTAGTCGCATATCCGCAGGTTCGTTTCTCTCAGATTAAAGAGCGTAGATTTAACATCATTGACCGTGCACAGCAACGTGCTAAGTCAGACATCATGGCTACAGAGGATGAGACTGTATTCAGTCTGTTGGAAGCTGCTTCCACGTCTGTTAACCCTGCGACTGTTAGTGCTGGTGGACTTACTCGTGATGCTCTTGCTACGGCTTTCCGTGAAGTTGAGAAGCATGACCTCGCAGTTACGAAGATTGTCATGAACGCACAGGCTTTCGCTGACATTCGTAAATGGGGTCAGAATGAGTTTGACCCGGTAACGCAGCATGAAGTATTGCAGACTGGTTCTTTCGGACATATTTGGACGGCTGAAATCCTTATTTCTAAGAAAGTTCCGCTCAATACGGTTTATGTACTTGCTGACCCAGAGTTCGTTGGTGTAATGCCAATTCGTCAGGATATCCAGGTTATTCCTGCTGATAAACCTGAAGAGCTTCGCGTTGGTTGGGTTGTTTATGAAGAAATCGGTATGTCTGTAGTTAATGGCATGTCCGTTGCAAAGATTACGATTAAGTAATTTTTGATATAAAAAAGGCTAGACCATTTATTTGGTCTAGCCTTTTTATTATTTTTTTCAATTTATTTTATATATTGTTTTTGAAAATAATTAAACTAAAAGGGGTTTGTGTGATGAATATATTAAGAAAAAGATTAGCAAAAGAAGTTCATTTTACGGAAGGTAGAAAACAGTTTAGAGACTTTTTCCAATATAACGGTACAAATTATTGTGCAGATTTAAGTGATGCGTATGGAAACGATTGTATGATTGTGCCTGTAATTAATGGGGAACCGGATTTTGGAGTAGAAGATTATCATAAAACTGTATCTGAATGTTCAGAAGAAAAATTACAAGAGTGTATACGTGATTTTAAAGAGAATTATGAAAAATATGTAAAGGATTTTGATAATCATTAATTCGATAAAAGACCTTATAAAAACAAGGTCTTTTTTGTTATAATATGATTGGAAAGGGTTGAGATAATGAATAATATTAAGATTTGTATTGTTGGATTAGGATATGTTGGAATTCAATTGGCTTCTGAATTTGGTAAATATGTAACTGTGTATGGGTTTGACGTTAATGAAGAAAAAATGGAAAAATATAAAAATGGTATTGATGAAACAGAAAGTGTTGATTCTGAATTACTTAAAAATATAAGATTCGTATCTGAAATGCCAGAAGATTGCAATGTATATATAGTGTGTGTACCAACTCCAGTTGATGCTGGAAATAATCCAGATTATATATATGTAGTTTCTGCTTGTAAATCAGTAGGTAAAGTGTTGAAAAAAAAGAATATAGTTATATTTGAGTCAACTGTTTGCCCAGGAACTACTAGAAATTTATGTGTTCCAATCTTAGAAAAAGAATCAAAATTGAAATTGAATGATGATTTTGGAGTTGGTTTTTCCCCAGAACGATTACAACCAGGTAAAGGTGGGAAAACAATAAAAGAAATCACAAAATTAGTTTCAGGCAGTAATGCATTTTATTGTAAAGAGTTAAAACAATTGTATGGAATAATTTTAGGTAATAAAGTTAGAGCATGTTCTTCATTAGAGGTTGCGGAGATGTCAAAAATAATGGAGAATGTAAAAAGAGATGTAAATATTGCTTTGATGAATGAGTTCGCTAGATTATGTCATTATTATAATATTGATACAACGGAAGTGATAAATGTAGCTAGTTCTAAATTTAATTTTATTAATGCGGAATATCAACCAGGATTGGTTGGCGGTCATTGTATTGGCGTTGACCCGTACTATTTAAAACCAATAATAAAGGGATTGGATATTCGTGATATTATTTTACAGTCACGTAATATTAATGAATATGTTATTGGTTTTATTGGAGAACAAATAGAAAAAGAATTGCCAAATAAAAATGAAACAATATTATTGATGGGAATCACATTTAAAGAAAA